GTCTCAGCTCTTGAGATGTGGTTGGGCAAGGCTTCCCGTCCCTCGCGAGGGGGGCGAAGCCTAGGCTGGGACACGTGGTCAGTCACGTGGTATTCGGCGGTCACCAGCGAGTTGCCGCTCGCTGGTGACCGCTTCGTCTTATGCCGGGGGCTGCCGATTCTGTAGACAATCCGAGAGCGAACGGACGGCTCGCCGGTAAGATTGCGTCCACCAAGGACAGGGGGAATGCGTGTTATGGGAACCGATAGAGATTGGCAAAACTGGGGCGCGACCGACCCTTACTTCGGGGTCTACAGCCGCGAACGTTTCCGCACCGGGTCGATGACAGGTGAGGCGAGGAGCGAGTTCTTCTCCTCCGGTGAAGAGCACATCGAACGCACGCTGCGGGACTTGCGCCAGCACTTCGGCTCGGACGTTCAGCCTAAGACCGCGCTGGACTTCGGCTGTGGCGTGGGGCGCCTCGTAATACCGCTTGCCAAGCGAACAGAGCAGGTCACCGGGGTCGACGTCTCCAGCGCGATGATTGCCGAAGCACGCCGCAACTGCGATGCCGAGCGGGTGTCGAATGCCAGCTTTGTGGAGTCCGATGACCAGCTCTCGCGTGTCCAGGGCCAGTTCGACCTGGTGCACTCCTATATCGTGCTGCAGCACATCGCTTGGCGCCGCGGCCGGCGCATCCTGCAGGCCCTCGCAGACCACGTCAGCCCCGGCGGCTACCTCGCCGTCCAGATACTGACGGGCCACGATGCTCCCGCCGCCGTGCGCGGCCTGGTCAGGCTCCGCTACGCGTTCCCACCAGCAAACTGGCTGCGCAACTTGATGCGGAGCCGGCCGATCCTTGAGCCAGCGATGCAGCTGCACATCTACGATCTTGACGCTGTCTGCTCGGACCTGGACCGCCGCGGTTTTGTATACGCGCTTGCCCATGAAGCGTGGCCGGGCTTCCGTAGCACCTTGCTCTATGCGCGTCGATAGCTCCAGCATCTAGCTACTCGGGAACGGCGCGGATCGAGGAACAAAGGTTGCCGTGTAGCGGCATGCGCGGGTGATACGCACCTCATCAATGTAGCCCTGGCAGGCCTGCCGGTACTGCTCATAGCCGATAACCAAGGTCTGCCCGAGGCGGACCACGCTGCCGGTGTTCTGCCAGCCGGCGGTGGTGTCGGTAGCAGAGGCCTCCAGCGCGCCGTCCAAAAAAACCCGGATCACATTGCCGTCGTACGTCATTGCGATGTGGTGCCAGGTATTGATCGCCACCACCGTCGATCCTTGCACCGTACGCGATCCACCCGACAGCGTGCCGGCGCGCGAAAAGGTGACTTTGCCGTCATCTATGCCGAAGCTCTGATCGGTGCTGCCAGCGGCGCCACCCTGGCCAACTAGTGGGTTTCGGTTGAACTGGTAGCCGGCTAGAGCGTCGATCCGCATCCACGCCTCAATCGTAATAGGAGTTCGCAACGATCCGGAGGCTACGATCAGGTCGCTGGCCGCACTGAAATAGTCATTGCCAGTGGAATTCGGGAGCCGCAGGCTAGATGCGCCGAACACTTTCGAACCTGTAGCGAGCACTGCTGCGCCACCCCGTGTCCACGCCACACCTTTCGCATCAACGATGCCGGTTGCGCCATCGGCCCCGTCCAGATGCAGCAACGACCGAACCGAAGACCAGAGAGGATCGGTCTCCGCGGTCAGGGGCAGCATGCCCGCATGCGCTGCAAGGAGGCTCATGCCGTGGCGCCCTTCATGCTGTAGTCCCACCGGCCGCCGCCATTGATCGTCGTCATGTGCAGTACCGTGCGCGCACTGGCCGCTGACTGCACGACCGTGTCGGTGCCCGTGATTGCCTTCGCCGCCGCCGGCAGCGCTACCGTCCGGCTGCCGGTGGCGTCTTGTACGAAGTGGACGACAATCGAACCACCCGCTGCCGGCGGGTTGCTGATCGTCATGCTGGTCGCATTGGCTGCCAGGTTGACCACAAAGTAGTCGCCGAGGCTGTAGTCGATCGTCAGCGCTCCCGCCGCGGCGTGGTTGATCGTCGTGACCGCGCCGCGCCGCGCGGCGATGAATGCCGCCAGCTGCGCCAGCGGGATCTTGATGTCGCCACCGGCACCGACCGTGCCGCCGCCAGTATCGAGCCCTCCTGCAGTCGATGTGCCAGGAAGCACCTCGGTGCCGGCGAGAGCAGCCAGCTGCGGCTTGTCGGTGAATCGGATAATAGTTGCCATCGCTTACCCCTGGTAGATGTTGCCGGCTTCGTCGGCGTAGGTGTTCCCGGACTCGTCGGCATACGGCCGCAGCGGCGAAACGCGGTAGATCGCTTCGGCGGCAAGCGCTTGCCAGCTATCGAGGCCATCGCGCACCGCGACGACCTCGACGCGCAGCGTTCCGTCGCTCATTGGCGCGTAGCTTGCTGAGGTGCCGGTGATGCCCGAGACCTCATGCACGGGCGTGTCGTCGATGTACCACCGAGCGGTGTAGGTCACGCCCGCTTCGGGGCCGATGCTGCCGAGGGTGGTGTCCACGAGCTGGTCAGCCTGGGCGACCCGATCGCGGTGCACCCAGACCAGGTTGGCGGTCGAGTACACCTCCGAGGGATAGACGTCGCCGTTGATCGTCAGGCCCGCAGGCGGATAGGGCCGCGCCTGGCGGGCCGCAAGCTCGAGGGCCATCGGTGTCGCGAGCGCAGGGTCAAGCTGGGCACTACCGGTGTTGGTCAGCAACTTGATGCTAAGCAGCTCGCCGTCGGTGTACTCGGTGACGTCGCCGGCGGCGTCCGCGTCGTAGAACCAGATGCGTGCACCGGGATCGTGCTTCTGTGGGACCGTGTCGGCGCAGCCGCGGCCCACCGTGAGGATGCCGGCGTCGACGTCGATCGCGTCCACCCGCACGACTTCCGAGTCCCACAGGGCGGCCGAGCCGACGTCGACCTCGGCCAAGGCCCTGGCGTTGGACAGGTTGACGGTCGTGTCCAGCGGGCCGACTCCGCTGGTCAGCGCGGTCGGGCACCACTCCCCGGTCGCGACTTCGGTGTAGTCCAGGCCCGAAGGCGCGATCGTAAGCGCGTAGTCCCGGCTCTGGGCCGGATCCGCTGCGGCCGTCATCACGAAGCCCACGTCCGCCGGCAGCACCGCGAGGTCCGCGCGCGAGAGGCGCTGCACCAGCTCGATGTACGGCGCCTCGAATGCCAACTGCTGCAGGATCGGCGTCGGCACCTGGGATGGCCTCGTATCGACGCCCGGCTCGACGTCCACATAGCTCGTCGCCGGCAGGCTGTAGATGTCCTGCGCGACCTTCAGCTGCATCGCACCGCTGCGCAGGCGGCCACTCTGCTTTTCGCCCAGGATGCACACCATGTCGGCGATGCCGCGCTTGGGCGACTGCAGGCGGAAATACTGGTTGGGCCGCAGGGCGTAAAGCTTGCGGGTCGTCACCAGGTCCATGCCGCGGGTCGGCGTGACGAAGGCGCGGACATCCCGCTCCGCTAGGCGCGCCGCCAGCTTGGCCTGCGGCACCTCGGGATATTCGACCGTCTGGTGGATCGTCCCGAAGGCATCGATGAGCCCCAGCGCCTGCACCGGCGGCGTGACGATCGATTCCTTGGTCTCGGGGTCGAAGTACTTCACTGACACGCTGTTGACGGCGCCATCCAACAGCGTGGGCTGTTCGCTGAATTCGAGGATGTCGTCGTCGGTGAGGATCGGCAGCTCCTCCAGGACGTAGTCGCCTCGCGCCAGATCCAGATACCACTGGCCGTCGACCAGGCTGCGGTTGATGCTGCCACCGATGAGCTTGCACAACCGCTGCTCCAGCTCGGCCAGGCTCTCGGTCGCCGGGTCGTACTCGACGCAGATCCCGAAGCCTTCGTCGTAGAGCTTGTCCGCCGCCGCGCGGAAGCTGGCATCGTTCATGGCCGCAACCGGCTCCCGACCGACCATGCTGTGCGTGCGGAAGTAGTAAAGCGCGTGGGCCGGGTTGATCCCGAGCACCCCAGGCAACGTGACCTGCACCCCCTCGATCGCCAGCGCGGCGTAGATGTTGGTCGCCGAGCCACCTGGGATGCCGTCCAGCACCTGCAGCGCGATCACGTTCGTGGCCTTCAGCAGCGCCGCCGGGATGACGGCGGTGGCGTGGTAGTAGTTGACCGTGGTGAGGTCGATCTCGGTGCCGTTGAACCAAAGCGTCGCACCGTCGTCGTGGTAGACCTGCACGGTGATGTCGCCGGCGAATGCCACGGTGACCGTACGCCGGATCCAGATCGCCTTGCCGACCACGTCGGATGGGATGTAGGTGCCAACCCCTAGCCCAGCACCCGGGCCGCCGCTGCCAAAGCCGCCCATGCCGGTGCTCCAGGCGCTGTCGTCGTAGTCCTCCGCGGAGTAGTCCGCGCTGGATCCGGGAGCCTCGACCTTGTAGCGCCAATCCGACGCGTCGTAGGGGATGTCGGTCTGCTCGCGATTCGACGGGATGACCGCTTTCTCGGGATACCAGCAGTCGCGGCCCCACCCGTTGAGGATCTTCCGGATCTTGTACGCGGCCGCCTGTGGGTACGGGTTCATCGCGCCATAGATCCCGCCCTTGAAGACCAGCGACGCGATCCCCTCCCAGCTCGGGATCTGGTCGCCCAGGTTGGCCAGCAGATACGCATTGGGCTCCTGGCCTTCTTCGCCGAACATGATGTCGACGTCGCTCACGATGCCGCCCTGATCCTTGTCGCCGCCCCACAGCTTCGGCGCGTTGATCGAGATCGTCCCGCTGCTCGTCAACTCGCCCTGCCACGCCGGCTTGTCGCCGCCGCGAAATTCCAGGAACGCGTCGATCGGGCCGATGCCCAGGCCCGCGTGGTACAGCAGCTTGTAGCGATAGCCGACCGTCGTGGAGCTGCTCTTACCCACGCGGAGCCTCCTTCGCTTCGCACTCGCGCGCCCATGCCACCAGCGCCAGCGCCAGCCCGTCGCCGGTGGCCTCCAGCACCGAGGCGTCGATGCCCTCGCGCACGAATTGCTTCCAGTTCAGGCCATGCGCCCGGAACCAATCGCGCGACTTTCCACGGCAAAAACCGCGGCGGTCGCTGAACCCGCGGATGGTGAACAGATGGGTAGTGTTGACGATCACTTCTTGCCGCCTTTGGACTTCACTTTCTCGGTGCCCATCTGCTTCCAGGCCAAAATGAACTGGTCGGTCACCCAGCACGTGCCCAGATAGTGCTTTGCGGATTGCCCATCCTCGGTCGACGGCGCGTCGGCGGACTGCGGCGCTGGCGCTTGCGTCTTGGGACGGTTCGCGTAGGACACGGCGGCGGCGACGATCATGATGATCAGCTGCACGATCCACCAGTAAATGGCTTTGACAGGCGCGCCCGGCGGCGGCGGTAACGCGGCCGCATGCACCGTCCGCCCAAGCTGGATCAGCGCGACCACCAGAGAGGTGCCGAACACCAGCCAGTGCGCGTACACGCCACCTTGCGTGTCGTGCCACCAATAGCGAGCGCGCCAGCTCCAGACGTACCACTTGCGATTGACCCAGCGCATCAGCCCCACGACATCGATACTCCGTCCAGCGGGTTCTTGACCGGCTTGTAGATCGCGCCGCCGTAGTTGCGGGTGTTGCCGCGCGCTTCGCATGCGGCCCAGGTGCGCGGGCAACCAGGCCGCGCGGTGACGCTCAGGCCGGTGGCGAGATCCGCCGCGCCGTACAGCACCTGGATCGTCGCGCCGGCGTGGGCCATGATCGAGCGGCGCTCGACCAGGCCGTCGCTGCGCGTCCAGACTAGATAGCCACCCGCCAGAGAGAACGGCGCGGACGCGAACGGCGCCGCGGTGAGCGCCAGGCCGGCGGCGCCGCTGAGCGCGGTGTCCGTCCTAAAGGCGTCCGGATCCAGCTTGCAGCCCCACAGCCCGGTCGAGTAGACGGTTTTCCAGCACCCACGCTGGAACTTCGGCCCCTGATTGCGCGCGCGATCGAGGTCGCTTCCAGGTTCGCAGGTGAGTTCCAGCTCGACGTCGCCGAACTTGGGCTGCGTGACCTCGCCGATCCACTCGACCACCGGCGCGCTGTCGTCGCCCAGGTGCGTGGACAGGCAGGTCACGTGCACCGGGTCGCTGGGGATGTAGGGGTGCCAGTTGTCCCCCAGCAGCTGCGTCACCGGATACTCCGGTGCCGCGGGATCGCGCAGGTAAGCCATCTTGATGGTGATCTTGTCCTTCGCGCGCTCCGCGGTCTGCTTGATCTCGCTGCGCTCGATCGCAGCGCCCAGGTAGGTGACGCCGCCGATGACGATGTCGCGGTCACAGCTGGCGAAGCGCCAGACCAAGCTCTGCCGCATGAAGACGAATAGGTGGATGGGTCGGCCGAGGAAGCGGCTCAGTTCGAGGGTCTCAAACATCAGGCACCACCGCCTGCCACGCGATCGTGGACGTAGCGACGCCATCGGCATCGGTGACGTGCTCGATCTCGACCTCGTCGCTGGCCAGCGACGACAGCGCCATGATCGAGATCATGCGGATCCGTTCCGGCGCGATGCCGGACGTCGAGAGCGGGCTGTCGAGCGCAAGCGTCTCCGTCGCACCCACTTCAGCTGCCGCGGTGATGCGACGGTAGTACACCGTGCCGTCGACCAACTCGATGCGCACGTCGCGCCGGTTCGGCTTGCCAAGGCCGAACAGCGTGTAGCCGGCCCATTCGATGTGCAGCAGGGCGCTGCTGCCGGCGATCGACGCGATCGCGACCAGGTCGGCGGTCCAGGATGGGATCCACATCGGCACGCGGCGGCCGTCGAGCGTGTATAGGAGCGAGCGATACCATGTGTGCTCGACGCGTCCGAACAGCTTCCAGTGCGTCTGCTGCGCCCGCAGGGCGATGCCCGGCAGGTCATGGGCCACCGGCAGGCCGGCACCGTAGTCGACGGTCTGGATCAACCGGCTGTAGCTACTGGTCGGGTCCTCGCTTTCATCGGGCCGTACGGTGAGCACCAGATGCCCAAGGTAGGTGGCCACGTCGGTCAGCAGCGGCCAGTCGCATGGCTCGGCGAGGTCGAAGACCACGCTGCGGCGACCGACATCATCGCTGCGCAGCGTCTCCTCGGCGCCCTCCTGGATGCGGGCCTGGCGAACCGGGTAGAGCCGATCGCCCGGGCCGAATGCGGCCTGCGTGGGTGAAGCCAGAGTGATGTGGTCCGCTAGCACCACGTCGACGTCGACCAGCTCGAAGCGGTTCACCGCGGTGTACAGCAGCGCCTTGCCGCCGGCGACGAAGTCCCGGCCGGCGGTAACGCATGGGACCTCGCTCGCGCCGGCCGCGAGCGATGCCGCCAACCAGATGACGTCCGGCCAGAGCGGCAACGACCAGGTGCCGCGATGGCCCGCGAGGAGCATGTCGGCCGAGCGGCGCTCCTGGGCACTCGAGAGGACCGAGAAGCCCAGGCTACGGCGCGGCGCGGCGCGCAGACCGCGGTGCTGCGTCACCGCCGTGCCACTGGCCTGCATGTAGTCGGTCGCGAACGTGAGCGTCTCCTGGACGCCATTCGTCCAGTCGGGCGTGACGGGCCAGATCCTCGGGCCTGCAGCGGTGAATGCCATCGGCTACCACTCCGCCCGGATCGCGGCGCCATTGGCGCCAGCGGTGACAACGATCGCTTTCTCGGTCTTTGGATGCTTGAGCAGGCGCTCGACCAGCTGATCCTCGTTCTGAAGCACGTAGACGCGCATGCGGTTGACGTTGGGCTGCGAGCCGGCGTCGGAGAGCTGATAGCGCGGCGCGGCAACGGAAACGGGCACCGCCGAGACGAGCCCGCCCTCGGCGTAGCCGCGCCAGCTCTCCAGCGCTGCCATGCCGCGGCGGTTGAAGTCCGCCAGGAACGGAATCGCGCCCGATTGCCGCGTGGATTCGCTACGGATGACGAACTCGTTAGCGTGCACGGTGCCCACGGCCGTGTACTTGCCTCCCGGCCCAGTCCATCCGCCAGAAGCAAACCCAGCAACCGAACCCGCGGCGTTGGCTGCCAGCATCGTTGCCGCCGCCGACTGCAGCTGCACGGCAGCAGTCGAAATCGCTGCCGCGCCTGGCAGCAGCGCGGACGCGGCGCCGGTGAGCGTCGTGGCGCTCGCGCCCACCGCCGTCGCCCCAGTGGCGACGGTGGTGCCGGCCGCGGTCAGCGACACCGCAGCCGTCTGTGTGGCGGCCGCGGCGGTGGTCTGGGTCGCTGCGGCTGCTGTATCCGTTCCGGTGCCGACAAGGCTGCTGGCGGCGGTGGAGGCCCAGTTGCCAATTTTCTGGGCCCAGTCCTGCGCAACCATCTGTGCCATGCCTTGAGCGATGGAAACGAAGAAGTTCTGCACCGCTTCCGAAAGCGAATTGGACGCCGTCACCAGGCTCATCAGCGAGTTCTGGAATGCGGACTGGAACGTCGTGCGCACCGTCTCCTGCAGGCGGTTTGTCGTGGCCTCCATTTCCTGCAGCTTGACCTCGATCTGCGCGACGCTCGACAGCGCAGCCGGGTCACCCAGCGCCGTGGCCGCTGCGCGCATCTGTGGCACCAGCTCATGCAGCGTCCCGAGCTTGGACTTGTATAGGTCCACGATCTTCTGCTGGGCATCCGCCTCGGTCAGCAGACCCGCCTGCTGCTCGACCTGGATCCGCTGCGACTCCAGCTGGATATCGGCCATGACCTGGTTGTACTGCTGGCGCAGGTTGGTGAGGTCGGTACTGGCCTGCTTGAGGTTGAGCAGTTTGGACACGTCCGTGGCGTCGCCGCTGCGCCCCTGCGCCGTCAGATCGTCGCGGAGCTTCTCCAGCTCACGGCGGGCCTTGAGGATGTCGCCATCCTCTTTGCCGCCCTGCAGGGCGGCGATCTGCTGCCGCACGGCCAGCAGCTGCTTGTCCGACTCCACGCGCAGGTTCGCGGCGTCCAGCAGCTGTGCCTGCTGCAGCAGCTGCTGCTTGGTCGCGTCGCTGGCGTTCTGGAAGTTGCCATCGTCGATCGCCGCCTGGATGCGCGAGGTCTCGGTGGCCTTCTTCCTCGTGTCGTCGAGGGTGCCAACCAGCGTGATCTGTTGCTTCAGGCGCTCCAGCTCGCGCTGCGCGGCAGCGTCATCCTTTTGCGCTTCGGTCTTGGGGACCTTCTTGGTGGACTCCTTGTACTGCTCCTGCAGCTGCTTGAGGCGCTTCTCGTAGGCGCCACCGCTGACAGTGCCATCGGGTCCAAAGGCCACGCCCTTGAGCAGGCTGTTGGTCGGGTCAGCTGCGCGCAGCGCGATGAACTGCTTGGTCAGCTCCTCGGTGGCTTTTTTGAGCTTCTGCGCCTTGCTCGCCCCCGCTTCTAACCCCTTGCTGATCGCCGCTGCGGCCGAAACGCCTTTGTCCTGCACCTGCTGATTGGCGGCCGCCTGGCTGGCGTCGGTCACATCCTTGTTGTAAGCCGCCAGCGCCTTGGTCAATTCGGCCTTCTGCTTCAGCACCTGGTCGCGGTAGTAGGCGATCGCCACACTGTTGCCGTTCTGCAGCGCCTGCTGCAGCTCGCCAGTGGCCCCGCGAAGGGCCGCCGTCTGGTCGCGCAGCACTGCCTCGGAGTCCGTGCGCCCCAAGTCCTGCAGGGTGTGCCACGTAGCCTTCAGCGCATTGTTGACGGAGACCCAGGCCTTTTCCAGGTAGCCGGCTCGCTCTTCCATTTGGGCCACACGCTGCTCATGCACGTCGGCCATCGTCTGGATCGCGAGCCGGGCGGCGTCGCTGGTCTTGCCTTGCTCCTCGAGCGCGCGGACCTGTTCGTACACCGACGCCGTCAGGAAGTGATATTGCTCGTTGAGCTTAATCAACGTCTCGGACGGCGCCTTGGCCAACTCGATCACTTTGCTGGTGGTCGAGTCGATGGTGTCGCCGGTGA